ATATCAGCCTGGGAAGCAAGCCAACCCATCTGAACCCCAGACGTGCCTACAAAAGCGATAGCCTGGTTTCCGATTGCGTCATGCTCACAGTTCACAATCTTTCCGTCAGAAGTAACATAGGAGATACCAGACGCAAGCTGAATGTACTGCTTCTTGCCGTTCCAACCTTTACGGGATACCTTCTCACCACGCTTGAGAGCGGCAATCGCCCATCCGAAGTTACGCAGCTTCTTCATCTCACCCGTAGGTTCGTTGACGTTCTTCGGTTCACCCTCATGTACGATTTCCCAGTCATCACGGGTGACCCAAATCATGTCACGGGGGAAGAGTGCGATAGTCGGAAGTTCCTCACCTTCCTCAAAATGGTTGATGAGTTCACCGTCCTGGTTCATGTACCAGTAGGCTTTCTCCCACTTAGGTAACTTAATCTTCTTGCCTGCCTTGAGTGCCTTTTCAGCTTCACTGAATTTCATAATCTTAGTCCTCCTTACCGAACAGAATCTCTTTTACTTTGGTTGCGAACAGCATACCCGTCATCGGAATGAGCAGCTTGCCCATACCCTCAATGTTCGGGTCATTGACCTGTTCGTGAATTGCCTGCTTCACTGCTTTATCGAACTCAACCTTGCTAATTTTTTTTTCTTCCATTGTCTTATCCTCCTTAATCGAATAATGCTAAAGATTTCTTTTTCAAGGAATTGATTCTCCTTGTATTCTTCCGGGGCGGTTTCACACCCAGAAACTCACGGATATTCTTCTGTGCCAGTTTCAGATACCAGTTACGGTCTACCACATCAATAGCCAACTCATTGTTGTTGTCTACCATACAGTGTACTGGCAGACTGGGAACCTTTGCGTCCTTGCCTGTTACAGCATGAGTCTTGTAGATGGTTCCATACCGTCTGTCTGCCGTGGCATATACTCTGTTGACTTTCTGTACGGGAACCTTATCTTCACCCACCATCTGATAGCACCCGGAATATTTACCTCCAACCTTTGCAATCACCTGGAAATCCAGGATATTCTTACTTGCCATTATCGTTTCTTCTGGGTCTACACCCTTTACAAAGTAATCCTGGATTGCCCGTGCGACTATAACCGCATTGTTGTTGATATTCCATGCGCCGCCACTCATGTTCTCCCAGGCAGCGAGTCCCATTTTGGTGAAGTCAATGTTTGCATTGGTCAGAATACCTCTTACCAGTGCGCCACCCTTAACCTTCGGCTTACCGTCACCCACGGGAACCTCAACGTAGTTGTTCACATCCCGCTGCACGATTTTCTGAATGAAATCCTCTTCCAGTTCAAAACCTGTTCTGTCCTGCCACTCCTGCGTAATCTCCTGCCATTTTGCTTCGTCAGACTTATCAAAACTTACCATAATACCATCCGTGTTAAGCTGAATGATCTTCAAGGTAGGACACTCTGCTACAAGGTGCATTGACAGTTCCAG